CTAACCAATGTTGGATAATAATTTCTTAGTACGACTGATTTCATCACGTTCTAAGCGTTCCAGTATATGGGTGTAGACGTTTAATGTTGTTGAAACTGAACTATGACCAGCGCGCTTAGAAACATATTGTATGTTGACCTCGTTAGCAAGTAGGTAAGAAATATGAGTATGACGTAAACCGTGAAAGTTCATGTCACTATTAATACCAATGTCTTTAAAAATTTTGCGCAGCTCTTTATTAACAGCATTGCTTGTTGGTGGGGTAGTGCTATTATTTTTAGCAAACAAAAGCTCTTGCTTGCGTAGCTCATGAGTTAATACACGTTTCTTTAGAATTTGAAGATAGTGATCATCAATATCAATCTTTCTAATTGATTGAGGGTTCTTGGTTGGCGCAAAACCGCCATCTCGATAATTGTATGTTTTATTAATGTTGATGATACCTGTTTTCAAATCAACGTCTTCAATTGTTAGCCCAGCTATTTCAGAAAGACGTGCTCCTGTATAACAAGCGAATTGAATCATAGCCCGAGAAACATTAAGTTCATTATTAGTTGAGTTTAAATATTTAATTAACTTAAAGAAATCCGCTTCTTGTAAATACTTAAGCGCATCCGGTTTACCTTTGGCACCAGATAGAGTGGGGCGTAATGCAAAATCACGATCAATATAACTTTCTTCAACTGCATATTTAACAGCTGCATGCATGTGAACATGGACTTTCTCTGTTGATGATTTTACATGATTAGCGCCATACCAGTTAATAAATTCTTGATACGCTGTCCGATCAATATTCTTTAAACTAGTTCGTTGCCAATACTTACTAATGACCGAATAACTATTCATCCACTTATCTGCGGTTACGGGTCTTAGAGATGGTCTTTTAAAGAGTTCAAACCACTTCATCCAAAAATCTACAAAGGGTAAATCGGCGTTCTTAACAGCACCATGTTTATTGAATTTATCTTTCTGTGCTTGTAACCAACTAGTAGCATCTCTTTTCTTGGTGAATAACTTACTACCACCATATTTATTATTGCCATTCTCATCACGGTAATAAAATTTAGCACGATATTTCTCGTTCTTTTTAATTTCGACGACTGGCATCTTATAATTCCTCCTTTTTAGCGTAAAAAAATAGCATGAAATAAACATGCTAATTTGTTACACTATTATTAGCATATGTTATCTGTAATGTATGTGAGTTAGCGTGTCCCATTACTTTTCGACGAGTGGGGATGCGCTTTTTTATTTAAATAAAGATTCTAATAACTGATATCTTAAATAGTACTTATTCCCAGCTCTTTTAATAAGTAGACTTAATAAAGAGTATAAAACAAAGCAAACTATTAGAATGTTAACCATCATTCCAGCAAATTCTAATTTATATGCTGCGGCTATTCCCGAGAGTAATATTGTAAAAAGTATCGGTATTAGTGAATAATAAGTATCAATTGTATCACTTAGCAGAGAACTTAAATCTTCAGAATGTCTGATAGATAAAATTCTTAATTTCAAGATAGAGCGTTGATATTCATTGAGATTATTTATAGACCGATATGCTATTTCATAATTTCTATAATCAATATTGGACCCATCATATTTTGTGAGTTCCATATTATAATGGTTAATTAGAAATGAAAAATTTTTTGTTCGGATAAATGTATCAAAGGTTGCTTCGTTCAAACTATATTTATCGCTAGTTAGTAATGAAATTAGATAATCAATCTGTTTATAGCGCTTAAAATATTTTGTAATTTTAGACAGCATATTTAAATACCCAGAACTTGTTTCTTCTTAGCATCAAATTCATCTTGTGTTAGAACGCCTTCATCGACTAAGACCTTTAGCCCACGTAGTTGTTCAATTAGGTCTGGTTCTGATTTAGTTGCTGCTTGTGCAACTGGTTGTTGATTGACTTGTGTTAATGCAGCAGTTGCCTTTTTAACAGCTTCAACCATTTTTGGTGCCGTATCTTTATTAACTTGATCAATTTTCGTTGTGATTGCACCGTTAACGATAGAAATCTTACCAAACATAAGTCCCTTAGAATAAGAAACGCCGTTGATCATTGTTAATGGGATTTCTGTTGATTTAATGCCAAATACAAGACCTTTATCAACAAACAGAACTCGGGTGTTGGTGCAGACCATTAAAACGGTGTTACCATCAACAAAACCGCTTGTTGCATATTGAATTACTTCATCATCAGAAAGCATATCAGGCAAAGCCTTAATTTCTTTCTTTGTCCCAAAAGTATCTGTTACTCCTGCATCTGTTAATTGTTGCTGAATTGTTTCTAAGTCCATATTAAAACACTCCCCAAAATAGTATAATTACACTGTCGGGTGTCACTCTTTTGGGTGGCGCTTTTTTATTTGCTCCTAATTGCGTTAATTAAGCCGCCAATTATTGCAATGGGGAGACCTATTATCCAAACTGCTGCGGTTATCGAATAATTTATATAAGAACCGAATAGTCAGATAATCAGAAATAGAATAGCTAAAATCATACTTATCAAGATTGATTACACTTTCTACTTTTTATATAAATATTTCCGTTCTAATGATTGCGTCAAAGCAATCAAATCATAACCTTTACGAATGGCATTTTCACCAGTGTATGTTTTTCCTTCAAATGTAATGTGTCGATATAAGAAACATTCTCCGGCGGCTTTTAGTAAAACTTCACGTAAATCTACAGTTTCTTTATTTTCCATAATCCACCTATTTGTTACACTATTATTATATTATCTGTAATGTATGCGTGATGGCGTATCCCATACACTTTAATGAGTGGGGATGCGCTTTTTTATTATTTATTTCGTAAATGTTCAGGTAATAGAAAATTTAGTTCTTTATTCGAAAAAAATTGTTCTTCATCATTTTTTAAAGCTTGTTGAGCCAGGGAATAACTTTTACTATTTGTTTTAGGAAATGTGCTATCAATTTCGTAAACAGCTTGTTTTAGTCGCTCTCTTTGCTCCTTAATATCTTTAATTGGTAATGTATCAAAATCCGTTAGTAATGAAAGATAGTCCTCACGAACAAGCCATAACTCATCTGATGCAGCACGATGTTGACTAGCATCCTCTTGAAAGTCAGAACTTTTAAGGTATAAATTAATTGCAGTCGAGCATGTTGATATAAGTGCGCTCATTAATTTCAACCAAAAGTGATCTAAAAAGATAGCACTAATGATTCCACCAGATGCAATCGCTGAAATGATTAGTTGTGTATTTTTTAAATGAGCTTGCTTTTCTAATAAAATATTCATATTTTTTAGATGTGAAGTGTAGGTATAGACAACTTTTCCAAATGCATCTGTAATCTGTTTTTTTAGCATATCTCTATAAATATCTTGATCTACCAAAATTATATTCTCCTATCTATAAAGCGATTTTTTTCAACACCTTTTCAAGATAATCTCTGCTCAAAATAGTACTAACGGCTTGTTCGCTACCAGGTGCCATTAGTTGATAGGTAGGGTGGGTGGTGAAGTATTCGAGCAACATTTTTTCGTATGTTCCAGCAGCAGTCGCTGTTGAGGAGTCGTTTGATTTTGAAAACTGCCAAGTACCTATCGCCGCATAGACAAAACTATCGATAACGATTCCAGGAAGATGATAACTACTAAAATAGGTATCTCTTATAAATCGTATATGACGACAAGTTGCTCTATACAGTCCATTTGTTTCATTATTTTTTATAGATATTGCGTTTTGTTCAGCTTTTGGGTTTGTTGCCATCCAATTTCCGCCCATATTAGAATCCGGATAGTCATAACCAACAGGTGAACTCATAAAATATGCCGGTTTTTCAAATGCTGGTAAGATTTCAAAGCGCATTCCGTCTGAAAAATTAATTTTAATTACTTGTCCATCGGCTCTAACGTCACTATTTGGATATGTTGTCTTAATAGCAGTTCTAACTGAGCTTAATAGATGAGATTGAACATTACCACGATTATTACTCATCTGATCAAAAAGATCACGAGGGAGTGATACTAAAATATCAATATCACCTGTGTTAATAGCTGTATTTCGTCCGTAGGATCCAACGTATAAGCTGTTTTTTGTATCATTATCAATATTCCAAAATGCAATATTAATAGCGCGTGTTACTTTGTGATAACGGTATGATATCAAACCTCGTTGATCACTTGATATGATACCATTGTATTTTTTAACAAGTTGGGGCATATTTTATTCCTCCGAAACGATTCATATTTTTTAAGTTAACCCGTTCATCATAATTGCAATTGTCTTATCGCCAAGATATTTTTCATTGATGCCAACATTAATCTGGTTCTGATTAACAATACCGCGGCCACTGATGGTACCTTTTATCGAAATTGTTGAACCAACGCTAATCTTTTGTTTAGTGTTTCCTACAGCCAGGAATTCCTGTTCTGATTTTTCAGTAGGAGTTAGTAGTAGGTGGTATTCTCCCATCTTATCCGCACCGATATCTTTAACGTAAAAATTAGGTAAGATGACGTTAGAAGCAAATAGATCATCATCAGAATACTTGGACATGTCATTTACATCAAAAAGTGAATTTATATCTTTATATTGATTATCATTTGATGACTCAGAGTGACTAGTAGAATTTACTGATTTCGTTTCTTTTTTTGAATTCGATGATTCAATTCTTTTAGAAAGAGCGGCAGATTCTTTAATTGATTCTGAGTGATTCTTCTTTGACTCGATACTCTCTGAATGTTCTTTTGCAGCCGTAATTTCATGCTTTGATTGCATATTGGAAAGTGGGCTACCAACAGCAGTACCGATTATAGCTACAAGAACTGTAATTAAAGTTTTTTTCGAAAGATAGTGTTTCGATTTGTAGATTTGGTAACCATTAAAAATAATAAAAACTAAAGTGGCGATAAGAATTATATCTCCTATGAATCTTATAAACCCCATGACAATACTCCTCCAAATATGTTAAAATATGCACATGGTTGTTGCTTTTTTATTTTTATCGGAGCAGCATTTGCGTCTTACTTCCCCTAAAGAAGTAGGGCGCTTTTTTATGCTTTTAAAATCTGGATACCATTAGCGAAATTGATCAAAATATTATCTTTTACAATAACACCGTATTTCTCACGGTAATATGCTAAGACGTCGAAGAGGTATTCGACAGTCACGTCTAAGTGATCGGCTAGCTCAAATTCGTTGGTTGATCGCCAGTAAGCTGCAACTAACTTATCGAGTGGCACCAGACGGTTAAATGAGCGGCGACGTGCAACTGTTTCTTGCTTGGCGCTCTCAATATCATTCGGATTAAGAATATCGCCAACCGATATTTCTTGATGACTGATTTCTTCAGCCAATGTCTGCGCTTGTTCAACACGCGTGCGATTAGCGTTAATGATAATTGTTTTACCAATACATAGACCATCAACACCTGCAGGCATGTCGGTTCGTGGTTTAATATCAAATTCTGTAGATGATTCTGCAATTAATGAGTCGAGCATATCCATATATAATTCACATCACTTATTCTTGGGATGATAGTTACTATTTCTTTGATTTTTTAATCATATCGATATAGTCTAAAATCTTAGCCATATCGTCATCAGTAAAATCTTTATTCAAATGTGCAGCTAGAAATTTAGCGTTATTTTCGTCAAGCTGATTAGTAATAATAGCCTTAGTTCCATTTGGAAAAAATTGATCAATAGTGGTATCAAAGATTAAAGATAATTCAAAAAGAGTATCTAGGCTTATTTTTCGAGTGCTGGATTCATAACGACTAATTGTTTGCCTAGAAGTGTTTAACTTCTCAGCAAGTTGATCTTGTGTCCAGTCACGTGATTCCCGAAAAGTTTTAATTTTCGTACCAACATAATTATTAATATCCATGAAATCACATCACTTTTTTGAACGTTTGATCATGTCAATGTAATCAATGATTTTTGCCATGTCGTCGTCGGTGAAATCTTTATTAAGGTGAGCTGCTATGAGTTCAGCGTCTGAACTGACTTCAGAATTTTTTCTGTCCTTATAGGTGGTATCGATATCACTTTTTCCAACACCGAAGGCATCAGCAATTTTTTGAAGCACACCGTGAGATGGTTTAGATCTAAGATTTAAATAATCACTCATAGTACTCTTACTAATGCCAACTTTTTCAGCGAGTGTCGATTGATTGTAATTACTTTCTGATAAGTATTTACGGATATTCTCAGCGATGACTTTCCGCTGAAACATTTCATCTTCGGTTAATTCTCTTACCATAGTGACCTCCGCCAAGCTTTAATTTATAGACATAGTATAATACGAAAAATTCGAACTTACAATAATAAAATACGAAAATACTGAACTTTTATGTTGACAGTACGAAAATATCGTACTAAGATGTGAAGTAACGAAAGGAGGTTGTCACATGAAAAGTTTAGAGCAGTTGCGAAAAGGTGTTGGTTTATCTCAATTAGAATTGGCGACCTTGTTTAAAGTGTCTGATAGAACGATTTATAACTATGAAAGAGACTCAACTAATATTCCGAACTCATTGTTAGATAAGTATATGATTGCTTTCGATATTGAGTACGATGATATTTTTTTAGGTAAAAAGTACGATTTTATCGTACAACAACAAAAACTAATCCATAGAAGACTAAAGGATAGAAAGTTAGCCTAGTATTGAATTACTTTTTCCATTTCAACAGGTTGCTACGTTACTAATAGTGGGAGGCAAACAGAAATGAAGAGTAAAAGAAAAACTCATAAACAATTTATGAGTTTTGATTGGGAATTAGTGTTGTATTCTATTGTATTTGTTCTTTCACTAGTTGGTCTAGTGTCCTCAACTTTTTATCTATTTCAGTAATAACATGTTGTTTACCCATTGAGGTTGTAACGTTTAAGATGAATTTTTCTTTTTTAAGTAACTCTTCTAATTCTTGGGTATCAATTGGAATCGCAATAAGAAACTGAATTATTGATTTTTGAGGGATATTTGAAGGGATTGGATCTCCAAAAACTTTATGTTCACCACTTTTTAACATCATGTGTGGATATGATGTGGCTTCATGGTTTTGTAGTAAAACATGCGTTACAGCAATCGGTGAGGATGATCTATTTAAAACTGATATTTTTATGTAGAAAATATCACCTGCAGGATAGATATCTGTAATTTCAATTATTGGTGTCATAAACCTATCGTATATTTTTGTAACAAATAGGATAGAACTCATGATGAAAGCTAATAGAGATATAACAAACGTTATAATTTGCATAATATACACACCTTTCAGGCCAATTATAGCAGAAGAAGAAAAGGAGGAATAATAATGGAAAAAATTTATAGACCCGATTTGGTCGGGAAAACTTGGAATATTCAGGATGTACGAAAAGAACTTGGCGGGCTAGATTATACATTTGTTAAAAATCATGTATTAGATCCTAACCGCGTTGAACTAGATGTAGCCAACGGCGGTTTTATTCAATGGAGTGCTGGTAGTGGTTCACCTTGGCGGATTAAAGCAAATTCAATGGCAATGTGGATTGAAACTAATTGGTCGAAAATTATGACAGGTGGATGGGATTGAAGGTATAGAGGATAAGTACTTTCAACTTTTAATCTGCTTTGACAAATGAGTATATCAAAAAATAAATTAAATATTAATTTGTGTTAAGAAAGGAGAGTACCAATAATGAACAAACATTTCTATATGGCAATCATGTGTAGCTTAATCTTAGGGCTTTATATTCCTAAAGATATGCAATTTGCAGTAACAATCATGATTCTAAGTTCCGCAGTAACCTATATCGGTGTTAACTATAAGGAATATTTCAAATAAGGAGATGACTAATAATGAACGAACTGATTCAGACGTTTCAAAATAACGATGGCCAGACGGTTGTCAGTGGTCGCGACTTACATCGCTTCTTGAAAGTCGGCAAAGACTTCTCGACCTGGTTCAAAGATATGGTGGCATACGGCTTTGCAGAGGGGACGGACTTTTCCCCAATTTCGGGGAAAAGTTCAGGAGGCCGGCCGCGCATCGAATACGCGATGACAATTGACATGGCTAAAGAGGTTTCCATGATCCAGCGCACAGAAGTTGGCAAGATGGCCCGTCAATACTTTATCGATATGGAAAAACAGGCTAAGGCCTTACCGATGTCAATGGAAGACATGATGATCAACCAGCTGCAGGAGCAGAAGAAAATTAAGTCAGATGTCAACATGTTAAAAGACAACATGCGGATTACGTCGGCTAATCAATTCACGCTGCAGTCATACGGTCGCAAGCAAGTCGTTAGCATTTTAGGTGGGAAGAAGTCAGCTGCTTATCAGCATTTCAGCGCTAAAGCCTTCAGCCAATTATGGCGCGACTTCAAACAAGCGTTTAGCATTCCACGTTATAGCGACTTACCACAAGCCAAGTTTGATGATGGGCTTGAATTCATCGAGAACTGGTTACCAGATACTGAGTTGAGAATGTCAATTCAACGCTTAAACCGGAACAATATTTTCCAAGCAATTAATTAATGGAGGTTTTTAGAATGAACGACAAATTAAAAAAGCCGCAGACCTTTTCCGTCTGGGCTAAAGCAGAATATGCCCAAATGGTAGCGACACAGATTCAAAGAGATATCCAAAGTCTTTTCGGCATGGCACCTAATATTGAGGTTGGTGGTTTTGCCAGCGACGATGATCGGCCCATTCGCATTAATTATTATGGCAGCAAAACAGAGGTTCAATCGGTTAAGAAAATGATTAGCGACCGCTATGAATTGAGTATTAATAATGATGAGTTTTAAAAATTTTGAACAAAAAAATAGCCCTTAACACAAGGTCAAGGACTGACTAAATAATATAACTTTAACTGGTACTTAAAGTATAGCACACATTGTTTAGTCAGTAAACGGAATCGGCTGAGAGAGCCGTTTAACGGCCTTGTATAAGGTATTATCTTTCTGACGAAGGCAAGGTGTAGAAATGTTTATTCGAGAGAACAGGACGGTTTGTGAGAATTATATGGAGGTAGATATAGTGCCTCGCACATTAACAGCAGAGAATGTGGCCAGTAGATCTCAACGAGGAAAAAAGCAGAAGGTCAGCAGACCTGCTCAGGACAAACTGAATGATAAAAATGCTAAGCGATATTTATTGGAGCTACTCAATGGCAATTTTACAGATGATGACCTAATGGTGACCGTGACCTACTCAGATAAATATTTGCCCTCCACACCAGATGCAGCGAATAAGTGTGCCAGAAATTATTTACGCAGATTAGAATATCGTCGGAAAAAGTTAGGTCTGGATCCATTGAAGTATATTTTGACAACTGAATACGACATGGACGAAAACAACGAGTACACATTGCGAGTTCACCACCACATTGTCATGAATGGCGGACTTGATAGGGATGAAGTGGAAAATATTTGGTCCCAGCGTATAAAGGGCACCACTCAATATGAGCCAATGGGCCGCGCTAATACACGCAGACTTCAAGCTGATGATTTAGGGTACCAGGACTTAACTAATTATTTGACCAAACAACCTAAACGAAGAAAACGCTGGTCAGCATCAAGAAACTTGGTGACACCAGAGCGTTTACCCAAACGAGATTTTAAATACAGACCACGCCGACTTGAAAAGGAGATTAACACACCTGATCAAGGACGTGAGTATTTTGAGAAGAAATATCCGGACTACAACATTGTTGATGTCACGGTGAAATATTATGAAATGACCGGGTGGCACGTCTATCTGAAGATGTGGCGCAAGGTGGGGAGGATGAACAGATGATGAAAGCAAAGACATTTAGATTTGATGAGCTAGAACCAAAAGCTAAAAAAAGAGCAATATTTGAAGCCTATGTCTATCTCAGTGATAAATATGAATACAGCAACAAAGAAGAGTACGAGCCAATAAATAAAAATGTCATGAAGGAAGTCGGAAAATCTGTGTACACAGGGACAAGCCAGGCTTATGGACTTGTAAAAGAAGGAGAGGCTCACAAATGACAGTACAACCAAAAATTAAAGTACCACGCGCATATTGCATTGGTCGCGTTCAGGATCATGTGATTCGTGAATACAGCTTATTTTTATATAACGATATCGTTTTGGCACAAGCCGACTGTGATTCATTGAACGGCGCCGACAAGCAACTGGACCAGGTCGAGGGATGTTGGACAGTATTGGAATTTGGCAGACCAATATTTGTGAGGTCGATGGGATGAATAAAAGGCAGATGAACAAAGCAATTAAATTAATGTCCAATGACGTGATTTTGCAAGAAGCAGGGAAGCGTGGATTGGCCCCAATCGATTTACCTAAATCGCCATACAGAAATGTATCGAAAGAGGAATTTTCTCGACTTGTCACTAATGCGTGCTGGGATAAAGCTGATTTCGGTAGTGATGGCTATTGGGATGTTAATAAACAACACAAAATTAGTTTGATATTGAGTGGAACATATAGATTATAAATATTTGATAATTGGTTCATATTTCGTCTTTATGTACAAATAATCAAATGTTTTAGGAGGAAACACCATGATCGAACACTATCAGTCAACCGAGCGTGTTACAGCAGAAGAATTTGATGGTTCTAAGCAGATGATGAAAAAATATAAAATCATCAAGCAGAGAAGAGGGCCACATGATTACACAATGCATGCATATAGCGATATCGGGATGGATATTGGCGATTATATTTTGATTGGCAATCCAGGAGAATATAGCAGCATGTCGAAATATGTTTTTGAATTGAGATTTGAGAAATCATATTTCGACCTAATCCCACTGAGTAGGCGGAAGGGTAAATCTTTATTATTTGAACAAACCTCCCTACTTTAGCTGATTTAGATACGAAAATAAAAAGACCGCATTAGCAGTCAGGAGGAATTTAGTATGGAACCAATAGTAATTACGTTACCTGAAAAATGCAGAGAATTAGCAGAGGAAGTGGTTGGTTGTTATGGGTATAACAGCGCAATCGAACCATTATGTAATGAGCCATTGTGTGAATCAGAGTTACAGCATTTATTGAGTGATTGGCTGGAGGGTGCGAGTGACTTAAAGATGTATCAAAAGCAATTGAATCTAAAGAATGCAGCATTCGAAATGTTATTAGGCGCCATCTTTGTTGCAGACCTAATTAAGTTCAAGGAGGCATCCCAATGATCTATATCATTTTGTTCCTCGTCACTGCTGGCATTCCATTTATCAAATTAATCATGGGATGCATCATCTTATTCGTTTTATCAGGCTTATTCATTCTATTAAAAGTGATTGGCAACCTGAAGGAAGAAGCTGTCCGCAATGCTAGTGATGATGGCGTGAGCCAAGCTGTCACGATTAAAACTGGTGTTGCATCGGTTGATCAAGTGAAAGTGCCGAACCCAGTTGGCTTGGCACCATACCGGACGTTTAACGAAGTCACGCAACCAACTAGCAACTTCGTATTCCGAATGCGCGAAGGGATGAAGAGTGCCATCTTTGCAGCAGACGGCGGTGCCTGGGAGTTGGAAGCTATGAGCAACGTCAAAGAATATTTGACTAGAAATCTGGACGAAGAAATTAATAGTGGTCATGTGATTGTGATTGCCTAAGGGGATGAAGTAGTTGTCAATTGAAGTAACGAATGAATTAGTTGAAGATATTGCCAGTGCCGTACTAAAGAAACAACGCAAGTTAACCCGTAAGCAACAGAAGCTTGAAACCAATCGACGACTACGGAATACCAGAATGTTGCTCGAACATTACCGACCACTCACTGATCACATTCTTTTAAGTGAAAAATCAGCGGTTGAGACAATGGAATACGAGATTGAACATGGTACGGTTATCCGATTGGAGTCAGTCGGTAAGTATCATGAGAAGTCACGCCAGTTACTGAAGTACATCAACATGGCATTGGCAATGTATAAGGAACGATGTGTGAACTGGGATGACCTTGCATTCCGGCGTTATCGCACGATTGAATGGTTGTACTTATCCACAAGCCACTTAAGTGAAAGTGAGATTGCTAAGTATTATAATGTCGACCGCTCAGTCATCAACCGCGATAAAGACCGAGCTATCAACGAATTATCGGTGTTACTTTTCGGAATCGATGCGATTTTAGACGGATTTATAAGTCGCTAGAGCTTGCACAAATCTTGCACATAAAGGTCACAAATCCAGTGTTATAGTAGTATTATAGAAATATTCAGTTGAGGGAATATTTCTGATGAAAAAGTTAGTCAACATCGCGTGGGTCTCGCCATAATGGCGGGACTTTTTTGCATTTATAAGATCATTTGTTATGATGTATTTGAGGTGATTAGATGGAGATAGGATCTGTAGCTGATTGGATAAGTGGAGTTGGAAGTTTACTGGCTGTTATTACATCCCTTTACTTAGCCAATAGACGCGAGAAAATTAGATTAAGTGTTGAAATATTGGGAGTTGAAGAACCTGTTCATATAATTCATGGGGCAGAACAAATGAAGGTAATTACATATGAATTGAAAAATTTCAGTAATTGTAATTTACAAATCACTTTCTTTGGTGCAAAAGTCGAAGTTAAACCAAATTATATGAAGCGAAAAAGAAAGTGGAAATCTAATAAGTTATTCATCCTAAAGCCTAATGATATTATTCCAGCTGGGTTTAGGATTCCGTTTAAGGTTGATGCAAATTCTACAGGAACTGCAGCGTTTGATATTAATAAAATATATGAGAATATATCCAAGAGCGATATAAAAGATACAGAAAAAATAATGTTCTATTGCAAAGATAATTTTGGAAACGAGTATTATGGAAAGCCGTTTGAATTATCTGAAATAAATAATAATCAAAACAAATCAGCTTAACGAATGATTTTATAGCCAATTGAGAGAAAATATTCATTATGGGAGTACTACATATGAAAATATTATAAGATGTTCAGTTGAGATAATATTTTTGATGAAAAAGTAATTTATCATCGCGTGAGTCTCGCCAGAAATGGCGAGACTTTTTGTGTATCATCTTGTATTATTAAAATGAGGTGATGGACATGGGATATAGTGACATTAAAGAGGCTTTCGATGATGCAAGGGATTTTGCAACGGGGGCTAATAATTTACAACTTAAGAGGATCTTATTGGAAATACAGAGTATGGTATATGATTTACAGGAAGAGAATAGAGAACTTAGAATAGAAAATCATGATTTAAGGAATAAAGAGATTGTTAAGTCCAAATTATATATGGAAGGACCTATGTGGCGTTGTGAGGGAGACGATTACAAATATTGTCCAAAATGCTATGGTGAAAGTGAAAAATTGATACCTTGTAATTTTACAGAGGCAATGATTGGTCAGGGGTATAGTTGTCCAGTATGCAAAAGCTTTTTCACTATTTAGGAGAATAAATAATTGAAAAAAATAAATATAAACGTAAAAGCCGATAATCGAGAAATCACACCGGATAATTATAAAGAGATACAAAAAGCATTTAAGAATATTAATATTGATATGGAAAAACTAGCGAAGGCAGCTGTATTAGCAATATCAAGTGCGATTGATGAGATTAATAATTCAAATATTGTAATTGATAAGTTATATTCTAAGATTGCTACTTTTAGTAAAGCAGCAAAAGAATATTATCCTCTACTTCAAGCGGGAATGGATAGTTTTTCAGAGACGGAATGGACCGTAGGATCTGAATTTGATTATGATCAAATAGTTGATTTTGCTGGAATGTCGCCCGAAGAAATAGATGAAAAAATGATGGCGTACTATTCGTATAATAACTATGAAGAACTATTTTCAGAGATTGATTCGATTATTGAACAGTTACCAGATGGTTACTCTGACCAAATGAAAACTATTAAGGATATACTAAAACATAATATTAATAGTTATAGCGCTGTGTTACCAACGTTATATGCTTTATTAGACTACTCATATACTACGGCATTCGGAAGGGAAGAGACGCCACAGTATGCTAAAGGGAATATTATACAAAAAGATTTTGAGAAGTTTAAACAAGATGAAATAATAGGGATATATCAAATTATTATGTTGCAGACGTATAAAGTATTACTTGATTATTTTGGATATCATACGTTTAATGATGGAGTTGATAAGACAGACTTTAGCAGATCTTCTGTGGTCCATGGCCGTTATAATCCCAATAGAATGACAATGAAACAGTTTATGCAAACTGTTGTTATATTATCTTCAGTACAAGCAATAGGGGAATAATAAGGACTAATAATTAAATATTGATAGAAGGGGTATTATGTCAGACACTAGAAAAGAAAGAGTTCGATATGCTTTATTAAAAATGATTGAAGAAAATACCAATCGAGATTTTCATAATAAAAAAGAGGTACCTATTGATTCTATGGGTATTAGTAACGAAGATGCCAAGGCTGCAATCTTATTTTTATCGAGAAATAATTATATCGAAGGTAGCGTTTCAGGGAGTGATATGCTCTATACTACAAGGTTCATAAGCATTACCGAAAAGGGAGAGCGGTATTTAAAGGATAATAGTTTGCTTACCAAAGCGTATAGAACAGTAAAAGAAATTAAAGATTTTATACCATTTATTAGTGGATAGAATAGTATATATGATAAGCCAGCCTAATAGCTGGCTTATTTTTGTACAATCAATTAAAGGAGTGATATCTATGAATCATAGAATTAAACGTGGCTTCAACTATTATAAGGAACCGACTATTATTTATGCATCAGACAGAATGCTCAGCGTAATCCATGGTAAAGACTTATCATGGTGTGAATTGAATCTGATTAGACTTCACACACATAAGAAATTAAAAGGAGGAATCAACCATGCAAAAGCCAATCATCAATGCAACCGTGAGTCGGGCATCAGTTAATGCCGATCCAACGTTTAAGATAGTCGTACCGCCGAATGTCGAAACGAATGAATTAGAATATGTGTTGACCAGAGTCATGTATAACATGGTGCGCATCTATGCGAGAGGGAAACACATCCCATTTGAAGATGCGCTGGTGCAATATAAAGAAGCGATGGCCGTTCATATTGGAGTGGTTCATGATCAGGAACAGAAGGCAAAGGAGGAGCAAGATGGCAGACAGAGTCGTGATGATGTCGCAAGATGAATACGATGAGATCATCAATGGTGTGAGTGGTCTACCATTCGAAGTGAACCGGACGGTTGGCAGTAATGGGCAGTTTGTTCGGACTGTGATTGAGGTCTCTAAGTCTAAGATGGAGCAGGCACTACAAGCCAATGACTACACAGAGGTGGCACCTACTGATGGGTCACCGATCAACTATGCCTGCAACGTGAAGTGGATTGACTGATAAGTATATCCGCTTCTATCACACCAAGGCATGGCAGTCAGCACGTAAGCTGGCACTAGTTCGTGATCATTATCTATGCCAAGAGTGTTTACGAGAAGGAATCATAACTTATGCGCGGATTGTCCATCACATCATACCGCTGAGAGATAACTGGTCGAAGCGATGTGATTTAGATAATTTAGAAACCATCTGTCCTGAACACCATAATCAGGATCATCCAGAAAAGGCAACATCAAATAAGCAAGAAGCCAAACATCTGCACGCACAGAAAAAGCGGGCAGATGTTTTTGTGTTCCGTGCAAACCATGAATTAAAGTAGCCCCCCTAGGTCCGATAATTTTTTGATGAAGTTCTAAAACAACGGTGATGAGATCCCCACACAATAAATTCGTTTTTCAAAATTTTTTTAATCGTCGAATTTGGACGGTTTCAGAAAAGAAAGGAGGGATGTTAGATGCCGAGAACTGCTAAAAGTGCCATGTTGCATATTATGGAGGGAAATCCCAATAATAAAACAAAGAAAGAGCTTCAAAAACGTCAAAAGAATGAGTTGAAAATGAAATTATCGGCGGATAATCTTGTCCCTCCAAAATGGTTGAGTGCTGGTGGAGCCAAAAGATTTACTGAAATCGTCGAAATAATGGGACCAACCGATATTTTAAGTGATAGTGATATCGATACTTTGGCAATTTATTGCGATACCTTAGTGGATTATCAAGCTTATAAAAATAAGGTTAAAAAGTTGGGGATGTTTAAAGATGGCAAGGTTAATCCGTTTGTTCGCGAGAAACGTAACACCGCTATTTTGCTAAACCGTTATGCCAATGAACTCGGCCTGACCCCATCTGCGCGCGCTTCGATGGCCATTCACATGAGTAACGATGAAGACGGTGATGAAGATGACTTCTAAGATTCTTGACTATAGCCAAACCCAATTAGAACGATGGTGGGTGACGTATAGAGCTGAAAAATTAGGGTGGGCTTATCTGCAGGAACCATCACCGCAGCTATTAACGACTTTTTATGCGGAGATGGTTGCTGAAGGTTCGATTGAAGCTAGTGAGGAGAATGTTCAGGCAGCACAGCGTCATCTAAAAGATTTAAAGCGCCAGGGCACAGATGATTTTCCATGGGTATTTGATGAAGAGCGCGCTTGGCGCCCGATTCGTTTTATCGAAAAGAAATGTAAGCCGTCAAAAGGTGATTTTAAGCAGCTGGTTCTGCAACCATGGCAGCATTTTATAATTGGTTCGATGTGCGGGTGGGTTCATCGTGATTCAGGGATCCGCAGATTCCGTGAAGGTGTGATTTTTGTTGGCCGTAAAAATGGGAAGACTACGCTTGAATCAGGATTAGCTGATTATATGGCTGGTTTTGATGATGAACGTGGTGCTAACGTCTATTTTTTGGCTAACTCGCAAGCGCAAGCTCGGAAACTCTATGATGAATCAAAAGCGATGATTGAGGTATCGCCGTACTTGTCTAAACGATTCGTCACGACGCGTTCAGAGATTCGCTTTCCTAAAAATCATTGTACAATTGTGCCGATGTCGGCTGAAAAAAATAATAAAGATGGGGAAAATCTCCATTTTGCTGTTTTCGATGAAATCCATGAGTACAAAGATTATCAATTAATCTCAGTTATGAAACGGTCACGGGGCGCACGTCGGCAACCATTGATTATTTATATTTCAACTGCCGGCACAGTTTTAGATGGGCCATTAATGGACTTTGTTGATAACGGAAAAGAGTGTTTATCTGATTATGATGCGCATTTAGATGAGAGAACCTTCTATTATTTAGCGAAGTTGGACAGTATCGAAGAAGCTGATGATCCTGAATTATGGGTCAAAGCCAATCCCAATATCTGCATGATGTCGATGGTCGATATGATCACCGATTACAAAAAAGACAAGAAAACACCAGCTGAATTTGCTGATTGGATTACAAAGCAATTCAACATATTCAGTTCAACTGACGAATTGAGCTTTGTTACATTAGATACCATTAATAAGAACAATGGTGAAGTTGATCTCGAATCATTAGAGGGGATGGAATGTATTGGTGGCTATGATTTATCTGAAACAGAAGATTTTACCGCCGCTGGTCTTGAATTTAAATTGGAAGATGGCCGAGTATTCTGGCTAATGAAATCATGGGTACCACAAGCGCGTTTTGATATTGATAAGAATCCGGAGCGATTACGTGAGTGGGAACAAGCCGGTTATTTGGAGATTATCCCAGGTGATTACGTTAATTATGAGTACGTTTATAACTGGTTCGTTGAGCAAGCTAAGCATTACAAGATATCGCAGATTAATTATGATAAGGCTAAGGCGTTGTTCTTGAACCAAGCACTTATTGATTACGGCTTTAAGACTGAGATTACCCGGCAAGGCTTCACGACGTTGGGCGGTCCCATGCAAAACGTTAAGGAGTTGCTATTGGACGGTCGTGTGGTCACAAATAATAATAAAATGTTCCGTTGGTATCTCAACAACGTTAAGTTGGTCACTGATCGACTTAATAACTGGATGCCAACCAAGCAAGGTCGTAACCGTAAAATTGATGGGTTTGCGGCCTTTTTGAATGCGCATGTAACAATGGTCGAGCGACTGCAGGCCAAACCGAAAACTGGACGGATTAAATATGTATCGTTCAATGATATCTAATTGAAAGGAGGTGATATATTGCAAATGATGCAGCGGCTTAGACAATTTTTTAGTAAGAATCGGTCGACCAGCAGTAACAATGGTGGCGGACTCAGTTCGTGGATTTGTAAGCATTTCTTTGGGATTAACAATGAAGCAATGGACACGAATGAGACGATTTTTAGTGTCATCACACAGTTAGCAAACACCTTGTCATCATTGCCATTGAAGTTATTTGATAATTATGAAGAGCGGAAGGATATGACGGTTGCTGATCTGATTAAATATCAACCCAATCCGGTCATGACAACTTTTGAGTTCATTAATAAATTAGAAGTTGACCGCAATAAGGATGGTAATGGCTATGCGTTAATTGAACGCGATATGTATTTACAACCGATTGCGTTATGGCCAATCCCACCAGAATATGTTTCAGTGCTTCAAAATACTGATGATAATTCAATCTGGTATCAAATTACAGGCATCAATCAGAACATGCTGGTCGATAGCCAACAGATGATTCACGTTAAACACATCACTGGGGCTTCACGCCTAACGGGTATTTCGCCGATTAACGTGCTTAAGAATGCGTTGGCATTTGACAAGGCGGTTGCGACCTTCTCACTGAATGAAATGAGTAAGACGGATAGCTTCAAGGTAACTTATGAATCCAATCTTGATGATGAGAAACGGGAGAATACTATTGAAGATTTCAAACGGTTTAAAAATGATAACGGTGGGGTCCTATTTCAAGAACCGGGCGTTACTGTGGACCAAATCAAGCGCGAATTCGTTTCTGGGGATGTGATTAACACCGAAAAAATTACGCATACTCGAATTGCAAATGCATTCAATATCCCAATCTCATTTATCAACAATATTAATAACACGGTTGCCACTAATAATGAACAGATTATGACGCAATTCGTTCAAAAGACCTTAACGCCGATTGTGCGCCAGTATGAGCAAGAGTTAACCATTAAATTACTAACACAGGCGCAACGGAAGCAAGGGCTTTATTTGAAGTTCAACATGAACGGTTTAATGCGTGGGGATGTTCAAGCGCGCACTGCATTCTATCAAGCCATGCGTCGCGGTGGTGTTTTTTCAACCAATACAATTTTGGGATTGGAAGATATGCCACTGTCAAAAGAGCCAATGGCCGAGAAATTATTTGTTTCAGGTGACCTGTATCCAATCGATATGGATCCGACACAACGAAAGGGGGTGAGTTCAAATGCCAAAGAAGATAAACAAGCCGTTCTGGTCAATGACCCAGACAAGTCAGACTGAAGCTAGTATCAACATTGATGGGGAAATTACTACGTATCAATGGGATAAATCAGATACTACCGGCGCATCTTTTAGGGATGATTTAAAGGCCTTGGGGGATGTGGATGTAATTAATTTACACATTAATTCGCCAGGTGGTTCCGTTTTTGAAGGAATTTCAATCTTTAATCAACTAAAACAGAATAAGGCAACCATTAACGTGTATGTCGATGGATTAGCTGCTTCAATCGCAAGTGTGATCGCAATGGCCGGTGACACTATTTTTGTACCCGAAAATGCCATGCTCATGATTCATAATCCCTGGACGTATTGTGTTGGCAATTCTACAGAGTTACGCAAGCAAGCCGATGATTTAGATCGAATTGCTGAATCAAGTGTCACAACGTATTTAGCGAAATCTGATGGCAAGATTACTGAAGAAAAGCTTCGGCAATTATTAGATGAAGAAACATGGTTATCTGCTAGCGAAGCAGTTGAATATGGGTTAGCTGATGAAGTAATACCAGCTAACCAGATGGCCGCTTCAATCAGTGATGAGTTCAAGCAACGTTATCAAAACGTTCCATCAGCATTATTAAAACAAGCAGAACCAGCAACACCGGATACGAGTGACATGCGTCAAAAAATGATTAACCGAGCAACAAAAACAAATCAATTAATTAAGAAAACCTTAGGAGGATTTTAAAAATGCCAGTCACATTATTTCAGAAGAAACAAAACCTAGCTAACATTGGTGCTGAATTAGCACAAGTGAATGACGATATCGCACAAAAAGCAGGCAACCCTGCGATTGAAGATTCAGTCTTAAATGAATTAAGTCAAAAAGCGGACGGATTAGAAAATCGTTTTAACATGTTAAAACGCCAAATTGATCGTGAAGAACAAGATTCAGCTAAAAAAGCGAAGCAAGCAGAGCCATCAGACGATCCTAAACAAAAGGTCACAGACGCTTATGCCGGTTTAATTCGTGCAACTATGTCCAACCAAGCAGTCGATGCCAATATCTTACAAGCCCTAGGCGATGATAAAGCAACTACGGGTGGTCAAAATATCTTACCAGTCACTGTCTCAAATAACTTGATCAGCGAACCAATGGAAGATAACCCATTGCGCCAAGATGAAGTTGTCAGTGGTATCACGAATTTAATCTTGCCAAGAATCGCCTATTCAATCGACGATGATGACTTTGTCGCTGATCAAACTGTTTCTAAAGAATTGGAATTAAAAGGAGACACAGTTTCATTTGGTCGCTTCAAATCTAAATTAAAAGCAGCCATTTCTGAAACAGTTTTAAACGGTACAAATACCGCCTTAGTTCAATACGTCAATGATGCATTGGCTTCAGCTGCCGCTGCTAAAGAAAAGAAAGTTCAATTTGCAACAACGCCTAAAGCCGGTGAAGAGCACATGAGCTTTTACTCAGATGAAGTTGGTATTAAGAAGATTACTGAATCAACATTGTTTGATGCAATTACGCAAGCTGCTGGTGATATCAATGATGCATTCCAAACGAATGTAAAGGTTTATATGCGCCGACCAGAATATTTACGTATGATCAAAGAATTATCAAATAGTTCAGTTACTTTATTCGGTAAAGCACCGGAAGAAATTATTGGTTATCCAGTTCGCTTTACTGAACGTGCATCAATTCCTGTTATTGGTAATTTCAAGTATGCGCAATTGAACTATGAAATTGCGTCAACACTCTACGAACAATGGAAAGACTATGATAAAGGGATTAATTACTTCGGATTAACCGCCTGGTTCGATCATCAAATCTTATTAGCTTCAGCATTCCGTTTAGCAGTCGTTGGTGATTCCCCAAAACAGTAACTGGCGTTGATTTAGACCAAAAGACCTTAGCCTTAAAAGTTGGCGAAACAGCTACCCTGAAGGCTACGGTTCAACCAAGTGATGCAACGAATCAAACTGTTGCATTCTCAACGTCAGATACAAAAATAGCAACCGTCACACCGGTTCAAGGTAAAGTCACCGCTGTCGCTGTTGGTGAAGCTGATATCACGGTCATAACTGAAGATGGTGGCAAAACAGCAGTGTGCCATGTCACAATTACGGAAGCAACTGGGAGCTGATTAGATGGAACTAACTAATTTAAAGAATAAATTAGCAATTGATAGTGATGTCTTTAATAGTATGTGGCAGTTGTCGCTAGATGCAGCTGAAGCGATGATTCAGGGCGCGGTCGGCTCGCAAAAGCCAGAGTTCTATGAAGACAACAAGCTATATGAAATGGCAGTTGTCATGCTAACCGATCACTTCTTTAAGAATCGTTCAGCGACAACGACTGGCAACATCAAGGAAACACCGCTTGGCGTGCAGTCAATAATTCTGCAACTGAAACCCGCATACCGGCTATTTAAGGGAGGAGGTGATTTTGGTGCCGATAGCTGAAACGGGTCAATTAGACCAGACAATCTCAATCGTTATTCCGGGAAAAGTTCAGACCGATGACTTTGGCGACAGTGTAAGTCGTCAAGATAAAGTCGTCTACGAAAAGCTCTACGCCATGCAGCGGAGTAAGAAATCCGATGATGTTGGCGAAGATTTAGCTACATTGAAGACACAAGCGCAATTCGTAATTCGACACCGGCAGCGGCAAGAAAAACTAATTACGACGGATATGGTGTTACAACACTGGCGACAGGTTGATGATCAAAAGGTTCAAGTTGCTGAGTATCAAATTGACGCGTTTAATCAAGATACTCAGTACGGCGAATGGGATGTAATTATCTGCCACCGTGTGCCGGAGGTGTGATGATGAGTTTTACAATCGAAGATAATATTGTTGAGAGCTTGAGGAAACTAGGAACTAAGGCCACACGAGTTCAGAATAAAGCAACCCGAACAGGCAGTCAGGCCTTTGCTGAAGCATTGAAACACAACACACCCTATGAAGATCGGTCAGACCGTTCTTGGAAGGGTCAACGTGAGATGGACAGAATCAAGGGAACTAAGTCAGTATTCAAACACATGCGGGATGATATTCAGATATCTGGCGTTGATCAATTCGGACATATTAATGTTGGGTTTGGGAAGGATACCTATTGGCGAGTACATTTTGTTGAGTTGGGAACGCCGAATTATGCGCCGAATCCATTTATTTCAAAGACTGTATCTGAAACGCAAAGTGTCTATCAAACCACTGTTGCAACTATCCTAAAAAAGGAGTTGGGGCTATGAGAATTGGTGCAATTCAAGTCGGTAATATTCTCAAATCAATTGCCTCTTTTAAAGAGCGAATTTATACGTTGAAGAAGATTCCTGAGACAGTTCTGCAGGAAAGACAAACGCCATTTGTTCAAATTCATGGATTGCCTGTGGGAGAGAATTACTATTCAAGTAATAAGAAGTTTGGTGAGATTGCATCGGCGCAAATTGCGGTGTATGTGCAAACGAATCGTGAGGCTGAACAATTTTTAACGCAAATAGAAACATTACTGAGCGCTCATGAATTTGAGTGCTCTTTTTTTGAAATTAATCCAAATTATGAATACGGACTTGTCGTCCTAACAATGCGGTTTAACAAATATCAAAAATTAAAGTGAGGGAAAAATAATGCCAGAAACAAAAAAACGTAAAGCAATTGGCACCGCCGGATTCCGGCGAGTGTTTATTGGGATTATGGATCAAGACGAAAAAGTAACTAAGGTTGTTAAAGTCGATGAAACGTCCGGTGGGGCGATTGATTTTAAGGCTACCGGTTTTACGGGACAATCAAATGTTGTTTACGCATCAAATATCGCTTATTGGATTTCTGATGCCGGTACAGGTACTGGGAAGATTGAATTATCGACTGTCGAATTACCAGATGATGTTTCAACCGCCGTTCTAGGTGATGAAGTTGACGAAAATGGCATCTACGTTACTAAGTCAGATGTTAAGCAACCTTATGTTGCCATCATTGCTGAAGCCCAAGATTTGGAAGGTAATCCAATGTGGATTGGGGTTGGGAAAGCTAAGTTCGGTACGACTGATGGTGATGAACTGAAGACTGCTGAAGACAAAGGGATGACGCCTAACAACGTTTCCCTTTCAGCACAAGCCATCACTCGTAAGTCTGACAAGATTGTTAAGGCAAAAGCGACGGCCAGCAATGGGACAACATTAGAACAGTTTGCAGCCAAGATGTTCCCTAGTTGGAGTGGTGATCTAGAAAATATTGATGGTGATTCCCCAAAAGCGTAATTGGCGTTGATTTAGACCAAACAACTTTAACCTTAAAAGTCGGTGAAACTGCCACTCTAAAGGCAACGGTTCAACCAAGTGATGCAACGAATCAAACCGTTGCATTTTCAACGTCAGATTCAACTTTAGCAAGTGTGACACCGGTCCAAGGCAAAGTCAACGCCGTCGCTGAAGGTGAAGCAGATATCACAGTGACAACTGAAGATGGTGGCAAAACAGCAGTGTGCCACGTCACGATTACAGCAGCTTAATTAAAAATTGAAGGAGCATACTATGATTAAAATTGATTTATACGATGCAAAAAATGACGAAACAGCTCATTACGAAAAGACACACATCGAATTTGGAATGTTTAAAAAAATTGCGAAATTTAATAAGGAAGTAAACCGTAAAGAAGCTGAAGCGAGCCTAATGCGGCAAAAGTTTAATCAAGGTATTTTGACCTCTGAAGAAGAAGCGAAGTACGTAAACATGATGGCCGGTTCTGAAATCGAAGATATTGAAGCAATGGAAAAATTAATTGTTGAATTATTTAACCATCCAAAAGTAACCACTAAATCAATTGAATCTGGTTTAGATTTAAGTAAGGGTATGGAAACCTTACAGGGGATTCTTAATGATGCCATGGGTGGGATTAAAGCTGATGCGGATCATCCAGCAAAAAAATAACGCCGGATGAAGCACTTGAAATCCTTGATGATATCACGAAACAATTGATGGAAAATGGCACCCCATTCAACGACATTGAGTCAATGGATGCGGGTGCTTTTTTTGATTATTTAGATCGGATGTCATCTGATCAACCGGCTTCAGATGAGGATACTCAGTATCTATCTGCGGTTGAATTCTACAATCAATTCTAGAGAAAGGAGGATAAAATATGGCAGCTACAGGACGTCCTCTTGGCTCGATGGTTGTTAGTTTAGGGATGGATGGGAGTAAATTTGAAACTGGTTTGAAGAATATTCAAAATCAGTTCAAGTTAGCTAAATCCGAGATGAAAGCCAACCTTTCCGTATTAAGTAGTACCGAATCTGCGTATGATAAAGCAGCTGGTCGAGTTGATGGCTTAACCAAAGTGATGAGCGTCAATGATCGGCAGATTGAGACGCTCACTAAGTCTTACAAGGAACAGGTTCGTATTAACGGTGAGTATTCCGATACTGCACAGAAGACTGGCGCTAAAATTAATAATTTGGTGCGGGAACAAGCGAATTATAAGCGCCAATTAGATGATGCTAAAATCGCGATGCGAGAAGTAGAACGTGGCACCCAAAGTTATCAGAATGCTTTGAGTCGCCAGACGCGTGAAATGAAAGCCAACTTGTCAGTCTTATCGATGCAAGGCAAAGAAACTGAGGCTAGCCGGACTAAATATCAATCACTCGGTCGTCAACTAGATGATTACAACAAGTTAATTGGTGCTGAAAAATCAAAGTTAGAAGATTTAATCAGCATTAAAGGCAAAGATGCACAACAAACGTTGGAACAGAAAACGAAAATTGTTGAGTTAACAAGTGAGCAGAAAAAAGCGCAACATCAATATGATGAGCTCGGTAAATCAGTTAAGAATATGTCTGAAAGGAATGCTCGAGCGGTCGATTCGCTTGGGCATTTTTCGACTAAAACAAAAGAAGTTGGTGAGCATGTCAGTTCAGCTGGTCATTCGCTAACAGGTTTTAGTACGTTGGCAGTTGGCGCCTTTACCATCGGAACAGTGCAAGCAACGAAGTTCCAGCACACGATGCAAGTTGTTAAGAATAATATCGAAACTGGTGGTGAATCAGCAAAAGCCGCTATTAAAGGGACTGCCATCATGACCAAAGATGCTGAACAGTTTTCAACCAAATATGGGATTTCAGTTCAAAAAATCTCAGAAGGTTATTTGGATTTGGTTAAGCGTGGTTATGATTCTAATCAGGCAATTGGGTCGATGAACACTTTGCTCCAAGGGTCAATTGCTTCAGGCGATGATTTTAATGATGTTATTAAGGTGACAACTTCCACGCTCGAGTCGTTTAATATGCGGTCAAGTTCAACTGCTGGGATGATGAAGAACACTACTGAAGTAACGAATAAATTAGCGTTCGTTGCTGATAAAACATCAACCGGTTTCCAAGATTTAGGGATTGGGATGTCATATGTTGGTGGCTCTGCTTATCAAGCGGGTTTGTCATTATCTGAAACCGCATCGTCAATGGGGCTACTTTCTAATAACGGTCTTGAAGCCGATAAAGCCGGCACTGGTTTACGGAAGGTCATTAATAGTTTAGTTAGTCCTACTAAGACTGGACAAGCAGCATTGGATGAGTATGGTATCTCAATTAAAGATGCTAATGGTCAAATGCGGCCCCTATCGAATATCATGGGTCAATTTCAACAGAAATTATCAGGTTTGAGTAAAACCAAGAAATTAGACTTATTTCATGGGATGTTTGGAACAACTGGCCAGCAAGCAGGATTAATTCTAGAAGAAAATGGGAATAAAATTGGCGAGTTGGCTGATGAAACTGATCGTGCTGCTAAGAGTAATTATGCAGCGACTTTATCAGCAAAAAATATGCAAACCGCTCAGAATCAAATGAACAAGTTTAAAGAGACGGCTAATATTTTGGCGATTCAATTTTCTACGACTTTATTACCAGCGCTAACGTCCGTAGCTAATGGTATTTCGAAGTTAATGGGTAAATTAACCGAGATGCCTGAAGGCGCAAGAAAAATTACTGCCTTTGCAATCTTAGGCGCGGCTGCATTTGGACCGCTATTAATTGGTATTGGCGCATTAATTAAATCAGTAGGTGCGATTACTGGTGCCGTTAAAGGCCTGATAGGGTTCTTTAGTGGTGGTAGTTGGTTAGCGACTACGCTGACAGGACCCGTCGGAATAGCAGCGTTGGCTGTTGCCGGCTTAGCAACTGGCTTTGTATTGGCATATAAGAAATTTAAACCGTTCCATGATTTGGTTAATTCCGGAGTGGCTAAGTTTAAGGCAATTTCAAAAGCAATTTCAGACTTGTTTACAAATAGTTTTAGTTCTAAAAAAGCCAGTCAGGCGACTAGCATTTTAACCAAGTTATTACCGATGGGGACGCTTGGACCAACCTTGGCAGGTATTAATAAGATTAAAACAACGTTAAACGGGTTGAAGACATTGGGAACCGGTGTTGGAACGACACTTGCGGGAGCTGCTAAAAAGGTAGCGAATGCGTTTAAAGCGATGTTCCAAGTTTTCAATGGGAGTAAAGCAGGCGCCAAAGTATTACAGAATATATTCCCTAAACCAGTAGCAAATACGATCATTTCTTTAACAAAGCAAGTTAGAGCAAGTTTTAATTCGATGGGAACTTCAATTAAAAATATTGTTAGTTCAATCAGTAAGACAATTACGCCAATTTTTAAGGGAATCGGTAAAATTTTCAGTCAAGTGATTGGGTCGATGGTGAACTATTGGCATAAAAATGGTAACGATATGAAACAGGCCTTTACCAATATTTTTGGTGGCATCTTAATTGTTGTTACTGCAAAGATTAAAGCCGTATTGTCCATTGTATCCGTAGTGTTAAAAGTCTTATCAGCAACTATTTCTGCAATATTAAATGTTATTCGAAATGTCTTTAGTCAAGTATTTGGAAGTTTGCAGACAATCGTAAAAGGCGCTTTAAACATTATTCAAGGAGTGTTCAGTGTTTTTGCAGGCGTCTTTACCGGTAATTGGTCAAAAGTATGGTCTGGTGTTAAACAGATTTTCAAAGGTATTTGGGACACGTTTAAAGGAATTGTTAGTGGCGTATTAAACGTTATTTCTGGATTAGTCAATTCAGGGATTGATGGTGTTAACTGGTTAACCTCTAAATTTGGTGCTAAAGCTATCGGTCACATTCCGTCGGTGAAATGGGCGACGGGGACGACTAAGATGTATCCGAATGGTGTGCCAACCAATCAGATTGCAACGGTTAATGACGGTGGCAAGAAAGAAATGGTAATCTATCCGAATGGACAAGCAGTTATTCCTGATGGTTGGAACACACAAATGTTCTTGCCAAAAGGGGTGCATGTCCTTAATGGTGATGACACAGAACGTTTGACGACTGGTCATTACTATAAAAATGGGACGCTAGGAAATATTGGCTCAGCACTCTCAGGCGTCTTTGGCAAAATTAAAGATAGCATTTCTTTTGTTGGGAATGTTATTGCACATCCGATTAAGTATTTGAAGCAAGCTTTTGAGTCTAAATTAAACTTAGGTGGTAAGACAAGTTTTGTGATTGAAAATGTTAAGGGTGTCGGTGGTTACGTGATTAACGCTGTCAAAGATAAAATTGTTGAAGCATTGAAATCTTGGAAGACTGAAAATGATACTTCAGAACCAAGTGGCTCGGGTGTTGCACGTTGGCGCAGCTCAGTTAAAAAAGCTTTAGGTATGCTTAAGCTCTCTACAAGTCAATCGATGATTGCTAAGGTTCTCCGTCAGATTCAAACTGAATCCGGCGGGAATCCTAAGGCGGTTGGTGGTGATGACGGTTACGTATCAGAAGGAAAAGCAACAGGATTAATGCAAGTTAAACCAGGAACCTTTAATGCGTATAAGCTAAAGGACCACGGTAATATTATGAACGGCTTTGATAATCTTCTTGCTGGATTGAACTATGCAAAACATCGATATGGAAGTGATTTATCCTTCTTAGGTAAGGGCCATGGCTATGAAAATGGTGGGTTCATCTACAGGGAACAGATTGCGCGGATTGGTGAGGGTAATAAGGCGGAAGCCGTTGTGCCATTAACTAACCGCACCAGAGCGATGCAGATTCTAGCTCAGATTAAAGATCGGTACGGTTTGGATGGTGGCAGTCAACTGGTCCAAAAAGACCAACGTTCAACAGCTACTAATAATGACTCTAAAATCTTAAATGAAATTGCACGTAATCAGCAAATCATGATTGAGATGTTCAGATCGTTACTCCAAATGATTAATACAATTATTGTGTTAATCCAGGCTAATCCGGAACAAGCAAGTTCAACCGGATTAGTAAGCCAGTTAGGCGATCTGCTAGATCAGGCAAAGCAAACTAAGAAACAATTAAAAAAATATCAATTGGGATAGGAGTGTTCAGATGATTCCTGAATTATTTGTGACAAAGGATGGACAGACGATTAATATCGATGCGTTCAAAGGGTTGAATTTCACCGGATTAACGACACAGTCCCCACAAAGCATTACAAACTATCAGTCAAATAAAATTAGAGATGGGTCCGTTCAAAACGGGCCTATTTTATTTGGCAGTCGAACGGTTACCGCTGATTTCTATTTTGACGGTGAAGATGTTTATGACTATAAATTAGCATGCCAAGATATTTGGCGACTTTTATTTTCTCGTGAGCCAATCACTTTACGAGAATCTCAAATGCCTGGACTTAATATGGAAGTTATCGCAAAACCATTTGATGTTACCAGATTAAATTGGCATGAAATGACATTTTCAGTTGAGTTTGATATGCCGTCTGGTTATCGCCATTCTTTAGTGAAGTCCGATCAGCTGCAGTTTATTTATGATGAAGAACTATCTCAAATTGGGATGAATTTACCAAATGGTGAAGATTTAGCATACCGCTTCAAGCAGACCAGATTTAAAGTCTATAATCCATCTGATGTGGTCATTGATCCTTATTGGCAGAAACATGATTTGGACATCATTATCAAAGGTATGGGGACACCAAGCATCACGAATCTTACGAATGGGTATGATATTGTACTGAACCGTGCGCTCACGGCGAATGACACGCTCGTTTGGAATGGTGTACGCCCACTATTCAACGGAACAACTTGTGAGCGCGCCACAAATCACGGCCATATCCAACTTGAGAAGGGATGGAACGATATTAGTGTGACTGGATTGACTAATATCGACATCACTTTTAGTTACCCTTTCCTTTATCTATGATTGATTTTAAAAAGCAGAAAGTGTTGGTTCGTGATTTCAATAATCAATATGAGGAAACAGTCACCTCGATTAATTTTGAAGAACTAGTACGTAGTTGGAAAAAGAATTCAGATTATCAGGTTGAATTCACGGCGCTAAATGATGGCTCATTAGCTTATAATCTTTTGCGCAATGAAAACTCGTTGCTAATTGATGGCCAAGAGTACGTGATTAAACAAGCTGAGAGATCACTGGATGGTTATGACAAATCAGTGGCTGTCACAGCGACACATATTTATTTTGAGGCGACACGGATTTATAACTATCAAACTAAATCAGGCACCATCACCTACAGCATTCAAGATATCTTGCATTACTTTTTTGATAACAATCCCTACGGTTTCACCTGGGAAGTTATCGGTAATTTCAGCAAGGTTCAGATTGAAAATTTAGGTAACACTAGCGCACTGGACGCGCTCAATACGTGCGTCGATAAGTTCAATTGCGTCGTCTATCCGGATAATAAGCACATCCGGATTTATTCGCGAGATGCCTGGCAGAAAAAAGTCGATAAGTCCTATCTCTATGGCTATAACACGACGACCTTCAGCTGCAGCTGGGATACGACGTCGATTCAAAATGTCACAAAATGTTATGGCAAACAAAAAGATGGCCAAGAAGGACAGTATTACTTTCCACCATTTATTGCCAAGAATGCCACAAGTATTAGTCGCTGGGGTGAGCGCCCAGGTGCCGAGATTTCGGATGAACGTTTTACCGACAAAAATGCCATGAACGCCTACGCTATGAGTACGATGCAAGCTGATCCCGTCACGACAATGGCGCTCACTTATGACGGCGACGACCAAGTTTTACCCGGGGAAGTTTGGTATCTGCGCGTGGAACCTGAACAGTTCGACACCGACGTTGAAGTCACGGGCATCACCGATTATCCATTTGTGCCTGATCATAAACCAGAAGTCGAATTGGATAATTCGGTCCGCACACTTTTAGATGAGGACATCGCCCAGGAACGGCTAGTCAAAGAAGCGATTAAGCATAATCAGGCGGCGGCACAAGAGATTAAGCAAGCTAGACAAACCGCCTCCAAAGCGTTTAATTCACGTTTAACCGGGATGCCGGTAGTCAACACTAAGCGAATGCTACGGGATGCGACACTACCAGCGTTCACATTGATGGTTCCTGATAACAATGATGAAATGGGATTGGCGAAGGGGCAGACATTTCATGTTACGACTAGAGCGGATTTAGTCGAGGGGTTAGAAACATTCGTTAATGGCAAGATTCCTGAAATGCCGGAAATTCCGAAGTACGAACCGGCAACACCAACTAAAGAGGGACTGATGAGCGCTGGTGATAAAGCTAAATTGGATAAATTAAAAATAGAACCGCTAACTAGCATTCAGATGAAAGATGCGGTTAGCGGTTCTATTTACCAAGTTACTATTGAAGATGGTGAGATTAAAGTTAAGAAAGGAGTTTAAAAGATGAAAGAACCTAAATTAGACGATTTGATGGATGAACCTAGTCCTTTTCAAAACCGAAAAGCCAGAAATCAAAAGCAACATAACTGGGATGTTTTGCGTAGATTTGGTAAGGCTGTTGGCGGATTTTTAAGTAATGCTGTTTCAGAGGTTAATAATGCAGTGAGCGATGCCAGTGATCGGATGGATGACGTAGAAGACCGTTACAACAATCAGATTGCGGGTAATACTAATCTGGATGAGATTATTGATTCACGAAAACCAAAAGGCAAACCAGCATTTAAAACGTTAGGTGAGCGTTTAAATTATGAGCTTATTCTAGACGATGCTCTACTTATCGGTAAGCCGATTTCGACCGAATATAAAGTGATGGCAGATAATATTATGGCCAAGGTTAACCGAGAGGCTTTTAATTTTGTCTTTATCACAGATCAACATTACGGCTCACAAAGCGAGCTTGTCGATACATCGTCAAGTTATGGGTTAGATCATTCAAACAATGCGTTATATCTAGATGGAAAAGTTGATGCAATCATCGCTGGTGGTGATAACATTGATGGCCATAATAATAGTTATGATGCTCTGTTAAACGACCAAAAGCAATTTGCGTTAGGATTTTTAGGAAATACAACTAATTTTTCTGATAAATTTATGCTAAAGGGTAATCATGATGACGGGTCGTGGCGAGTTTATGCTTTTAGAAATGGCACGTTACCTGAAGTTAAAACCATGCCTCGGATTATCGGGAATAATATTTTCAAAAAAGATTATCGTAATGCGGAGCTATTATTTGGCGAAATTAGAAACGGAGATAGTAATTATTTCTACAAGGATTATCCGGATAAAAAAGTCAGACTGATTGGCGTTGATTCGAATGACACACCGACAATTCTTGCCGAGGATGGTGGTCCTAAATACCCTGGTATAAATTACATGGGTTATCGCCAAGAACAATTAAATTGGCTTGCAAATACAGCGCTGCAAGGGGTTCCGGAAGATTATACAACGCTTATAGTAAGTCATGAAGGAGCTGTGACAATGCCTTATGATAATGATTTAAGTGATCCTGCTCATGGGCATCATACTAATCAAGCCGAGTTTAATAGAATTATTAATGACTTTATTAATGGCGGTTCGGGACTTGTTACTAATTATGTTAAAGATAACGAGATTGCAGTACAGACGGATTTTACCAATCAGGGGAAGCGAATACTTGCTGGATACATCCATGGCCACGATCACAAGGAAAGTCATACAACAAGCGTTGGTTTCAACGATATTGGTGTTATTAACTCATTCGGCCCGTCCCGTTACGGCGATAACGATGGTTGGAATTTGATTAGTTTGGATACTGATAATCGTAAGTTAATCTTACATGGTTTCGGGACAGCGACTGATCGAGAATTTACTTATTAGAATGGAGTTGGTGTTATGGAAAGAATGGGAACTGATTCAATTGCAATTATCGGTAATAAACTAGCTGCTCACATTGGGAGCGGGGATGACGCGCATTTGGCAGCGGATAATCAGCACTCAGGTTTTATCTCTGCGCAAGATCATAGGAAATTATATCAAGGTTTAGGTGAGCGAGTTCACTTAAAAGAAGGAACTGACATTTTAGCGACTCAACCGGGGAGGTATTATGGAAATTTATTAACGAACTCGCCGGTAGGTGCGTCAAATAACTCGTTACTTTTGATCGATATTGATTGGGCGAGTCAAAAGCAAGTACAGTATAGGGTTACAGTTTCATACACGGGCAAGACTTATTATCGAAACGTGCATGTTAGTGGTGACGCAAATAATGGCGCATTAGGCTGGAGTTGGGAGCCTAAGTACTTTACGCTCTGGGAAGGGAGCGTTTCCGCACCAAATACAATTTTAAATTTAGTTGACAATGTTTATAAATTTGAAGATGTAAGAGTTACGCTAAATAACGTAAATGGCGAAGATGTAAGGCTAACAACTCCTAGATCAGCAGCGATGACTTTTAATCTGACGCATCCATGGCTAGGACAATTCGGATTATCCGTTTTTCAAATTGCTTTAAAGATTAATAACCCTAGCGGGACCGGTGGTAAACAGCTAATCATCGCTCATAATTATAGCCACTCATTTACAGACAGGTGGCAAAGCAATACAGGATTAGCGCAAGTCAAAAGGATTGAGGGGGTTATTTGATGCAACTTGAAGTGAATTCTAGTAACGAAATATTATCATATCTCACTAGCGGCGGAATTGAGGGAGTCGATTTAGTCCAGTTTAACGGATTAGTACCAGACAATTTTTACAGTAACTTTAAGCCAAAATATTATTTGCTTAACAGTGACCAGATTGCTGTCAATCCTAATTATAATGATGAGCCAGTAGCTGAACCGGTTCCGGCGTTAACGCAGCAAGATGTGATCAACGCCCATTTTTATAAAACGACTCTAGATTTACAACTTAAATTAAAGGAGTTGGAATCCAATGGATAAGGAATATATCGCGTTTCTATTTCATCACGGAGAGCTCGACCGCGAGTACTTAAAACTAGCCGTTGAGTTTGGCCAACTAACGCAAGCTGATTTTGATGACATTACTAAACCAAACGGGGCAGAATAATGGGATTATTTAAGGGCTTAAAATACGCATTACCAATAGCAATCCTCCTCTGGATTGCTATTTTTATTGTTTTTAAATTGATGATTTAGGAAGTGGATAAATGTTAGGTCTTATTAAAGGAGGTGGCATCATGGATATTCTATTTTCAGGTGGGGTGCCAATTATTAACTGGTGGTTCATTCTGGTCGGTGCTGATCTGATTACGGGTTATGCTAAGGCGTTGAAAATGCATAGCTGGAAATCAGCAGTTAATCTGAAAGGGTTAATCATTAAATTAGCGACGTTGTGTACAATCGTTGTTGCATCAGCACTGGACCACGTAGCGCCATATGTTGGTGTAGTGATCCCGATTAATTTGGGATTGATTTATACAGCGATTCTAATCGCTTATGAAGGTGGTAGCATTTTGGAAAATGCCCACGATTTAGGTATTAATGTCGAATGGTTAATGAAGTATTTATACGTATTTAAGGATCAAATAGATGAAAAGGGGAAAAATGATGAAGAAAAATAATTTAATGAAACTAACGGTCGCCACTATGGCGGCTTTTTTAATGCTTCCAATTGGTAGTGTTGCTGCTGCTCGGACGGATATGGTTGATGTGTCTAATCACAATGGTTATATGTATGTGTCTGATTGGACTGGGATGCGCGATAAGTACGGTGTTAAGTCAATGGTTACAAAAATCAGTGAAGGAACTTTCTATAAAGATTACACGGCTGCTAATAATATCGCTACGGCCAAAAAAGCCGGTATCTATCAAAATGGTTATCACTTCGCTAGATATAAGAATGCGACTCAAGCGGAATCAGAGGCCAACTTTGCAGCGACTTTGGCTAAGCAGGTCGGGTTACCTAATAATGCCGTTCTAGTAACCGATGTTGAAGCAACTGAACAGCAGTATACACCACTCACAACCAACGATTATAATAATTTTATCTTTATGAATACCGTACAAAAATACGGTTATCGCACTGATATCTATACATCTGGTTCATGGATGAACAACGTCATGACAGTTAAGCCGGGTACCGGTTGGATTGCTAGCTATCCTTACGTGGTCGGTGATAAGCAATGGTATACAGGTAATCATGCGTGGCAATTCAGTAGCACACAAAACTTTGCCGGAACAACTGCAGTCGGTAATTTTGATGTGAGCCAGTTAAATGATGACTTCTATACGGGCGGTCAAAATACTAAACCAGTGACACCACCAGCAACTAATAATAATCAAGTTGCCAATCAGGACTATGCGCAAAACGGTACTTTTACAGCAAACACAACAGTTAATGTCCGATCAGGCGTTGCCAATAATGCGCCGATTGTAGCAACTTACGCACCGGGGCAATCACTAAAATATAATCACATCTATATCGTTAACGGTGTCGTTAAGGGACGTTATATCAGCTACTCTGGCCAAACGCGCTATGCTTCAATGGGATATATTCCGGGCGAAAGTTTTGGGAAACGCTCAACTATTGTTAATAACAGAACGTACACGATTAAAAATGGAGACTCATTTTGGAGTATTGCTAACAAGTTAGGAATTAATATGTATTCACTAGCAGCTAAAAATGGTAAGAATATTAATTCAATGATCTATCCCGGACAGAGTTTACAATATTAA